GGACATGACGGACGTCTACTGGCGCTTCAAGCATGCGCCGACCAGGAACTACCTGTACGTGGAGCGCAACACGAAGCGCCACAACATCGTGGTTCCAAACGATGGGAAGCCCTTCTTCATGGGCTATTTCGATGCGTGAGGAACGATGACGGATCGTGTGACAGTGGCGTCGGGAGTATTGGATCGCGTGCGTGCGATCTTGCGAGAACGTCGCCTGATCGAGCGAGAGGCCCAGCAGCCGCGTCCAATCCAGGGGGCTGCTCGCTCTACCGCCCGGCTGAAAGCGCCGCTCCTGGGGACGAACAAGCGCCCTGTGGGTGAAGTGCGGGTGCTGGTCATCGTGCCCAACGATCCGCTGGACGGGGTGGACGTGCATGTGCGGTGGACGCGCAATGGATTTGCGTTCTGGTACGTGAAGACAGTGGACCTCGGGCCGCTGGAAGACTCCGATGACGCGGATCTGGCGGGGGTAGAGATGGTGCTGACGGCGGTGGGCTGGACGGCCAGCGGGTCGGTGCCGGTGCGGTCGATGAACCGAGCGTTTCCCAAGGTGCGCAAGAGCGCGAGCGACGCGGCGCGGTAGCAGGAGCAGGCCATGAGAACGATGCGCGAGTTGTTTGAGCAGATGGAGACACTGTCAGAGGCGATAGACACAGGGTATAGACTTGCTGTCGTTAAACAAGGCAAGATTGTGCGCTGGTTTAAGAGCCTAAAAGTGGCGCAAAGACATGGGAAAGAGGTGTACAATATCTCTACTGACTCGCTGATTCCAGGCGAAGATCCAGACAAGATTTCATCTTACAAAATCGCGATTGATTATTCGTTTCTGAACAAGGACTAGAAGAGGCGCAAGAGCGCCAGCGATGCGGCGAAGTAGCGCGAAAACGATACGGAGGACGGCGATGTCGTTGAGAAGATTGGTCGAGGATGTCCAGTCGGTGATGGAGTGGGGCGGACGTGGGCGTGGGCGTGGCTACAGCCAAGATCCCTACCTGACGAAGGCGAAGGTGGCGGGGACCGACGTCAAGGGGCTGCCCTACAAGAAGGGCGACGAGATCATGATCTACAAGGACGGCGCCATCTACGCGGGGGCCAACAAGGACAAGGCGTGGCGGGAGTTCCAGGCGGCCAAGGACGATGAGGCGTTCATGAGCGGGGGCATGGAGAGCGCGGAGTCGACGGGGCCGGAGTTAGACGAGGCGAAAGAGATGAGTCCGCGCGAGCTGATCGATAAGGGAGACAATCTGATCAAGCTCTTGGATGGCGCTGTCGAGGAGATGCGCAAGGCGGTGGCAGAGGCGCAGGCGGAGCTGAAGGGCTACGCGCGCATCGGCGTGCCGGAGCGGGCGGCTGCGGCGCTGCTGAGCAAGCACATGCTTCCTCCGGCGGAGCGCTTGGAGGACATGGCCAAGAAGGTGCGTGAGACCATTGAGGACGGGATCAAGGTATTTTCGCGGGAGTAAAAGGAGAGATAGATGCGACAGCTCATAGAGCGGCACGAGCATCGCCTGATCATGGAAGATACCATGGCTGTGACGCCGGAGTTGATCGCGAAGCTGCGCAAGGACTTCCTCGCACTCGTGGGGAACGTGCCGCGTGTGGATACGGTGGAGAAGCTGACGACGTTCCGTGCGGGAATGGTCCGATTTCGGGATCTCCTGGAGCGCATCATGAACACGGCCAAGGAGGCTTTGGACGAGGTGGCGCGGGCGGCTGAGGCGGCGTTTGATAACGCGCTGGCATCAGATGCGCGCTACCTGGCCAAAGATCTCAAAGATCCGTGGAGATTCGTATCCGATCTCAATATGCCTGGGAACACGCTGGAATATTATCGGAAGTTCCATGCGGATTACGGGCAGAAGCCCGAGGATATTTACCTGTATCACTTCACGCGGGATGCCAAAGAGTGGGATCGGAAGGTGCGGCGAGTAGCACCCAAGGCGTGGAAGTGGTTTGAGAGCGCGGCGACAGTGATTGCCAAGGGGGCTAAGCATGGTGGGCGCGCGTCGCTCACGGTGGATCAGAAGACGGGGATGCTGCGCGAGTTGGCTGGGTTCAAGGTGCGTCTGGATGGTTTCTCGGGGAGCGCGTTTGACGCAGAGGGCGTGCAGAAGTTTGAGCGAGGATTGACACTGTTCCGGCAGTTGGCGCGGCGGAGACTACCGTCGATGCTGCACAATACGCCGCCATTCGTGTTGATCTTCTCGGGCGATGCGCGCGGGGGCGATGCTGCTGGACGTTGGAGCCCGCAGGAGATCACCATTACCTTTTGGGGGATGCACGGAGAGCCGGAGAAGGTGGCGCATGTGATCGCGCACGAGCTGGCGCATGGCATCTACCGGAATGCTCTGAGCGAGACAGGTCGCGACGCTTGGGACGCATTCATCAAGGGTGACACAGAGCCTCTGGACCTTCGGCAGGTGCTCAAAGACATCGGAGATGATGGCTGGATTCACGAGCCAAAGGCTTATAAGGGCGATCCGATTCGGTGGTTGCAGGTGCAAGGTCTAGGACATGATCGGAGCTATCGGTTCGAGCGCGGCGAGGACATTCGGCGTTGGTTGGATGGCGGGGGAGAACCTGTGGTGCAGGTGACGCGACGCCCGGTAACTGGGTATGGGCACAAGGCTCCCGAGGAGGCGTTCTGCGATGCGTTGGGGATGCTGATCGCGTATGGTCCACGGACGGTGCTTCCAGAAGTGCAGCAGATGTTGGGCGTGCTGTTGCCACAGCTCAGGACCGAGGGTGTTGAATTCGAGGCGCTGATCCTGTTACTGGAGGCGAAAGCCGGAGGTTTCCCATGCCATCGAACTGCCTGATCGTGAATGGTGAGAAGGTTGCGGTTCCCGCGTCGATCCTCGACCTGGGGTGTCGGGCCTACAACTTCATCGATGACGGTGAGCCTAACCTGCGGAACGCTCCGCGCACGAAGCCGGTTCAGCACTTGGTGCTGCACGAGACGGCGGGAAATAGCGCGACGGGCTGCAAGGACACCCTGCGCCAGAAGAAGATCGGCGTGCACCTCATCCTGGGCAAGAACGGCGACCTCTCGTGTCACGCGGATCTGGCGACGGACGTGTGCTTTCACGGGAACCAGTTGAACGCCACGTCGGTGGGCATCGAGGTGGTGAATCCGTATCGGCCGGAGTACGCACGCAATCCCCGTGGGCCGGTGCTCCCGGCGCAGTGGTGGACGTGGGTGCCGCCTGGGCATGAGCGGACTTACCAGGCCCCTCTGGGCGTGCAGGTGGCCATTGTCAAGGCGCTGGTTCCTTGGCTGTGCGAGGTCATGGGCATCCCCTATGAGTTTCCGACGAAGGGCCTGAATGCGAAGGCGCGGCAGATTGCGGGCTGGAAGGCTCCGCCGTTGGGGTGGTATGCGAAGCCGGGGCCGGGCGTCGTGGCGCATCGCGACTATGCGAGCCATAGTGACGGTCGTTACCTGCTGGAGCAGGTGATGGGAGGCACGCTGGGATGAACTCGAACGACCGGCTGCGAGCGCTGCTGGACGACCTGCCGGTGATGGCTCCGCGCCTGGTGCTGACCGAGGCGGCGCAACGCTTGATGCGGTCGCTGCGGACGCAGGGGGAGCGCGCGGTGCGCGGGCGGCTGGTGTCGCGGTACGTTTTCGAGGCCGTGCAGCGGCCGGGAGGGGTATCGCTCACCATGCGGATCGAGGGGAGGCACGCGATGTCGGTGGCGCAGCAACTTGCCAAGCGGTTCGCCATGGTGGAAGATATGGGGAGTGCTGAGGTGACGCGTACAGATCGTGGGGCCGTATTGGAGTTGCGGCCACGGGAGGCGCGATGATCGTGGAACTGAAGAAGGTGAAGGCGCAGAAGCGGAACCGGAAGCGGGCCATGGACTGGCGCGCGGCAAAGACGTCGGGCATCGTGCCGTTGCCTATTTCGATGAGCACCAATGCGCCGCTACCAGCGGTGCCCGCTACGGGAGGGCCGTGATGAAGAGCATTGAGGAGAAGAGCGTGCAGCGGAGACACCAGGACGCTGATGGCAACTGGTGGATCTCTGGCCATGAGGAGCGTCCTGACGGGACGAAAGATAGCCTCTACACGCGCAAGGCGTGCCCTCCAAACACGAAGATGGTCTTCGGAAAGTGCCGACAGACGCAGAAGACGCGTTGGAAGGAACAGCAGGCCCAAGCGCAGAAGGTGGAAGGAACGATGAGCACCATGAGACAGATCCTGCGTGAGGTGGAAACGCATGCGATAGCTGAGGCAGACACGACCAGTCCGTGTTCCCAGAAGTACGTCGATCCTGACACCGGGCGGTTCAAGGGCGGCAAGGGGGAGCGGTTCGACAACTGCGTGGAATACATGAAGTGCAAGGGTGACGTGGACGATCCCGAGGCGGTGTGCGGGCAGATCGCTCGGGCACGCCAGCGGGCACGGGGAGAGAGCATCGGTGAGGCCGTGAACGCGGCGGTGGTAGATCGCATGGCGCAGGCCATGCTGGACAGCCCGAAGCTGGTTCCGATTGCCGGTCGCGTGCTCGACGACGAGCAGATGGAGATGTTCAGCGGGCTCATGCTGGAGCCGTTGCGGGCGCTGATCGCCAAGGCGCTTGACGTGTCCGGCGTGGCGGTGTCTGGCGGTCTGCTGTCCAAGGCGGGACGAGAGATGAAGAGCGCCGCACGCGGCGACATCGGCGCTGAATAGCGCGCAAGGAGACACCATGTCGTTACGGAAACTGGCCCATGACGTGCGGCGGACCCTGGCGGAGGCATCGCCGGAATTCCGCTCGGGGCGTGCCGAGGTGGAGAAGCTGATCGACGCCATGCTGGCGGGGTCGCAGGTGGAGCCCAAGGCGAAGGCCGTCATCGGGCGGGACGGCGACACTGCCCGGCTGATGAGCGAGCTGCGCTTGGCGCTGTACCCCGTTGTCGTGCACACCCTCCAGAAGATGGGCGGCAAGGTCGGCGGGGCTGGGAACGTGCAGGCGGCGCTGCGCGGCATGGCGCGGGAGGAGCGCGAGCACCCCCCGACCCCCGGCATCGATCTGGATTGATTAGGCGGTTTTGAGGGCGGCAGCGTCGGCGGAGACTTCGACCATGACGCCCTTGAACTTGGCCGCTCCCGCGACTTTGGTCTTCGGCAGAGACGCCTTGACTTCATCGAAAATGGCAGAGATGCGACCGCTGGGGTCGTACTCTTCGACGAGCGCCTGGCGCGCGACCTTGTTGGCCTTGGCGTCGCCGTTGACGGACTCCTTGGCGAGATCGGAGATGATCTCGCAGGCGCGCTCGCGGGTACACCCGCTCATCTTGAGGGCGATGATGAGGAACTCTTCCGAGAGCAGAGAAGACGTCGAGGTCTTCTCGGTATCGGGAGCGATCTCCAGGTGGCCGGAGATGCGCACGGTGACGTCCACTTGATGCTCGCCCGGGGTGAGGGCGGCGCGAGCGGCTTTGACTTCAGCTTCCTTGACGGCCTTGGAGAGGGCGATGATACTGGCGTTGTCCATGGAACCTCCTGTTGCGACCGGGCATCCGCGCCCGGCATCCTGCCTGCCTCTCAAGTTAACCGCGTCAATGGCGTTTGTCAACAACTGCGTTTGCGCTTTTTAGGCAATGACACCCACGGCAAGAACGGAATAGATATTGGATATTCGACGGGGAATATGCAAAAATCCTTAGCTCGAAAAAAGCGCTGTGGATAGCTATGCGATAAACGGGGCGAACCTGGGTTCGCGTCAATCACCCGCCTCGGTCTGTGTCATGACGAGCGCGGGACCGGCGATGAAGTCTCCCTCGCGCAGGTTCGGAGCGGCGTAGGCGGTGGCTAGGGGGTTCTGAGGCAGCTCTTTGAGCTTGCCTTCTTCGTTGATGCACATGATGAGGTTGTCGTCCAAGTGCACGAACTCGATGTAGCCGCCGACGAAGGCTTGCAGCTCGTCGAGGTCGAAGGAGACACCATTGTTGGGGGTGACCCATTCGGCATTTCCGGTGACGGGGATGAGTCGTGCCATCTATTTTCTCCCGAGTTGGCGAGCGATCTCTTGGAGCGCTCTGGTTTGTTCTTCTTCGGCGCGCACGAGGCGCTCGAACAGGGCGTCGGTCTGCCGTTGCTGGTAGGTCGGGTCGGCCTGTGCTTCGGGCACGGCGAGCTGCGCCAGGGGGCCGCCCAGCGCGAAGGCCAGGGCGATGCTTGCGAGCAGGAACGTGACTTGCCAGCGGGGGGGTCGGTGTTCCATGGTTAGCTCCATACCAGATCGGTGTTGAGTTGGATGCACGTTGTGACGACCTTGAGCAGGCCGTGGAGGCGCTCGCGCTCGCGCTCCTCGGTGGTCCCGCACATGACGACTGCGCCGCGACCGGGGCCGGGACGTTGAAGCAGCTCGTCCTCGCAGTGATAGACCTCGCGCTTGTTGAGGGCGCGGAGCAGGCGATTCGCCACGGCGTGGAGGTCGATGACGGGGGCCTCGCCGCAGGGCTCGTTGGGGAGCCCCGCGATGTCCAGCATGCGGGCCGCGTTGCCGTTGGCGAAGTTGATCCACGCCTGCGGTTCTGGGCCGTAGGGACCGTCCACGACGGGGCATTCTTTGGGCTGGAAGGTGACGCTCATGCGGCCTCCTCAGTGGCCGGGATGAACCGGCAGCCTGGGACGGTGGCAACGATGTCGGCCAGCGTCCCGTAACGGATGATCATGGGCTGATCCTTGTGGTCATACTCCCCATCGTCCTTGTCGGCGAGGCGGACGTCGTAGAGGACCATGCCTTCGGGAATGGCCCAGGCGATGTCGTGGTCGTCGCGGTCGTAGATGCTGGCAATGATTGTCTTCTCGATTAGCATGGCATCCTCCGAGCGGTCATCGCGACCGCCATCTGTGTCTCTCAGCTTAACCGCTGCAAATGCGTTTGTCAACAGTCTGCCATCGCCTTGGAGTTGGGGAGCACCGCTCGGTGCTCTCCAGGTTGGTCGAGGTTGACAGGTTGACGTCATCTTGAGTACGCTATGTGCAAGATGTGAGTGAGGTGTGCGCATGCGGCTGAACGTGGAGTGTCAAGATGACCTGTTGGACGAGTTTCGCGCACGCGCGGAGGCGCTCGGTCGGTCCGTGTCAGACGTGACCCGCGAGCTGATCGTGGGATGGGTTAGACAGGAGCGGCGTGCGGAATCGGAACGCCTGGCCCTGGATGCACAGCGTAAACAAGCAGGAGGATGATGATGGCTGATGAGACCCAGGTGGAGAGCAAAGAAGTCGCGCTGACCAAGGGCCACATGATGGACATTGGTGCGAGCACGCTGGCGGTGGAGCTGCCCTGTGGCTACCTCGATGAGGCGGGGGTGGTGCATCGCGACCTCGTGGTGACCGAGATGACCGGCTACGAGGAGGATCTGCTCGCGGGCAAGGGGCCGGTCCTGCCGCGCCTGAACCAGATCATCGCGAATTGCACCAAGCGGATCGGGGCCATCGAAGATCGAGCGGCCATTGGGCGGGCGGTGGTCACGTTGACGGCCAGTGATCGCATGATGGCGCTCCTGGCGATCCGGCGGGTGTCCCTGGGCGACTTCTACGACGTGAAGGTGCAATGCCCGAATCCCGATTGTCGGGAGGAGGTGCGATACGCGCTGAACCTGGCGGAGGTGGAGACGCACGCCATGGAGGATCCGCTGTTGCGCACGTTCGAGCACACGCTCAAGTCGGGGCGCGTGGTGAACTGGCACATCATGTCGAGCACGGACGAGGAGTGGCTGACCACCAAGACCAAGAAGAAGGAGGACGTGCTGACGTTGGGTATCATGGCCCGGGTCGATGCCATCGATGGTGTGGCTGTCAACCGCGACGAAAAGCACCTGCGTGTGGCGATGGCCGCGCTCAAGGCGCTCCCCACGCGCGACCGGAACGAGATCCGCGAGCTGTTTGAAAAGTACGAGGGGCACGTCGACACCAATGTCGACTTTTCGTGCCCGTCGTGTCAGCATGAGTGGAAGGCCGAACTGAATCTGGGACAGCCGAGTTTTTTCTTCCCATCGGCCTCGTAGAGGCGCTAGAGGCGGAGGTCTTCTTCCTGATGGAGTTACAGGGCGGCACCTATGGCAGCGTGATGTCGATGCCCTACAGCCGCCGACGGCGGTTCGTGGAGCAGAAGCAGACGCTGGAGACCAGCCGCCGCGCCAGCGAGGAACAGGCCGCCGCCCGCGCTCGCATGCGGTCGCGCACGCGAGGCAGACGGTAGGACGCGAACCCGGGTTCGCGTGGAGGTCGCATGAACCTGCTAGGGATCACCTGGGGCATGGGCGCGCGAGATGTCGGCATGAAGGCCGCCATGGACTCGGCGCAGACCGGGCTGAACAACCTAAATGACGGCCTAGAGAAGCAGTCCAAGATCGCCTCCAAGTCTAAGATCCCGGGGTTTTTCGAGGGGCTCAAGCAGTTTAACCTGGGCAGCATCGCCCAGTCCGTGCGCGATATGGCCGGGGACACCGGCAACCTCACCAACTCCCTAGAGGCCATGGGTGTGGCCAACGCGAAGGCGGCCAAGCCGTTCGTGGCGGCGATGAACCTGAGCGCGGACGCTGCGCGCAAGATGACGGGCCGGATCTCGGGCATGGCCATCGGCATGAACGTGGGAGCCGAGTCCGTGGCCAAAGTCTTCACCGAGTTCAACCGCATGACTCCAGCGGCCAAGGAGACGGCTAAAGCGCTGGGCATGACCGAGAAGGACTTCGTGAAGTTCACAGAGACCACGGGCGTGTCGGTTGAGGATTTGAATAGTTCAATCACGGACCTGACTGGGTCGTGGGGCATGGCGCCCAAGAAGGTGGCCACGTTCCTGAACTCGATGACGGAGCTGGGCAAGAAGACCGGCATGGGTATGGCTCCGATCAAGGGCATGAAGGAAAACCTCCAAGCCCTTGATGATACGTTTGAGAAGATGCCGCCGGGCATGCAGCGGACCGGAGACGAGATCACGGCGCTGATGGAGAGTTCGGTGCGGCTGGCCGGAGCGTTTGCAGCGCAGGGCGCGAGCCAGGAAGAGGCGATGAAGATGGGCGCGGACACCGCGAAGATGTTCGCGGAGCAGTCCACGCAGGTCGAGCGCCTGATGAAGACCGGCATGGGAGCGGAGGGGATCGCCGAGGCGTCGCCGCTGATCAAGTACCTGACCGGGCTGGGCATCGGCTTCGAGGAGGCGCGCAGCATCGTCGATGCGGGGTCGCGAGACACTGTAAAGGGCGTCCAGGCGATGCAGGCCGCGTTCACCAAGTACAACGTGAGCGGGGCGCAGCAGCAGGCCATGCTGTCCGGGTTGAGCGAGACCATGGGCGAGAGCGTGAAGGGTCTTGGCTACCTGGCTTCGGGTGGTGAGAAGGCGGCCAAAGCGCTCCAGGACATGTCCGACATCACGGTGACGGGCAAGGATACGCTGAAGAAGTATGGGGACCAGGCGTTCAGCAGTGGCCGCACCTTGCAGGAGAGCCTGGACCTCATGAAGCAGGGGTTCGAGACGCGGCTGCGCAGCATCGCGCGCAAGGACGTGCGGAACTTCGTAGGCGACCTGGGAAGGGCGTACAAGCAGGTCGGGGACGAGACGATTGCGCTGGCCGACGATAAGACCTGGGGGCCGATTGTGAAGCGGCTGTCCGCCATGCAGCAGCTCGGGGCCAAGGGCCTGTTCATCAAGATGGACGGCGGGTCGAACAAGGCGATGGCCAAATCATCGGCCATGATCGATGCCGTGGGCGGGGCCTTTGACTCGGTGGCGAAGTCCATGGGGCCGGTAATCAGCATCTTCTCGGAGCTGGTGATCGTGGCCGGGCCGATGCTCAAGGTGTTCGGTAAGATCCTGAAGAGCCCCATCGGAAAGTTGGGGGCCTGGGGTATCGCTATTGGTGGCGTGGCCATGGCGTTCGACTGGTTGTCCAAGTCGGGCACGAAGCTGTCGACGGTGCTGTCCAAGATGGTGAAGTGGGTGGGCGGCGCGGCTGGTAAATTCGCTGACCTCCTGGAGAACATCGACTGGGAGACGGTCGGACAGAAGCTGGGCGATTTTGCGGTGGAGGCCATCATGGCCGTTCCCCGGGCAATCGTTGCCTGGGCCACGGGAGCTGAGTCGCAGTCGGAGATGGGCAATGCCGCAGCGGTGCTCCTGGGCAACCTGGGGCGGGCGATCCTGGCGGCGGCGGGCGGGCTCCTCCTGACGGCCAAGGAGATGGGGCAGCGCGTCGTGCAGGGGCTGTCGGCCTGGTGGAAGGAATGGAAGTGGGACGACGTGGCGCCCGCGTTCGAGAAGATGGAGAAGAACCTGGGCGCGTGGTGGCAGCGCCTCCAGGAGAATCCCAAGTTCGCGCAGTTCGAGCTGGACACGCGGATGTGGTTCCAGCGGACGTGGTGGGCCGCGCAGGACGGGGTGCGCGAGCTGTTCTCCAAGGTGGGGGAGTGGATCAACTCGGCGATCAGCCTGCTGAACACGGCGGACTTCGGGGCGAACCTGGGCAACAAGGTGCGCGCCTTCTTCCAGGAGGGGGCGATCAATGCCGCGACCTTCGTAAGCACGACCATGCGGCAGTTCGCGGAGAACGCGCTCAACAGCATGCTGACGGTGGACAGCACGGCGTGGGTGGGCAAGTGGTCGACGTTGGTGGCGGAGTTCGCGCTCAAGTTCCAGTCGATGATCACGGGGGTCAAGGACTCGGTGATCGGCTTCGTGCAGGGGCTGTTCAACCCGAAGGAGACCGCCAAGAACATGGCGGACTACTTCTACGAACTGCTGAAGGCGGTCATCGACGGCCTGCGGGGCGTCGTCTACAAGGTGGGCGAGTACACGCAGAAGATCGGGGGCTTCATAAGCGATGTCGTGTACCAGATGCGCAACCCGGAGGAGCACGCCAAGCAGATGGCCAAGCTCCGGGCCGAGGATCTGGTCGGGCAGAAGAAGGACTTGGAGCTGCGGGTCCAGGCGGAGCAGAAGGCGCTCGATGACCAGTTGCGGATCAACAAGGAACGCCGGAGCAAGGTCATGGGGCTGGCCGAGGTGAGCCTGGCCGGGATCGGAGTGGAAGCCGAGGGCAAGAGCAAGAAGCAGGTCGCGCAGGAGCAGGCGTGGCGGGCGGGCCAGTGGCAGAAGACGGCGGCAGATGTCTCCGCAGCGGCGATGGAGTACGGCAAGGCGCAGGCGTCGTTGCGGGCGATCCAGGCGGACAAGAGCCTGGCGGGCAGCGGGGTCGATTTGGACGCGCAGAAGCGCCTGGCCCAGGCGGAGCAGGCGTTGGCGGCGGCTAAGACGGCGGGGACGACGGTGGCCAAGAAGGCGGGCGTCGGCGGAGAGGGCCTCAGCGGTATCCAGCAGGCCATGGACGTCCTGGTGAAGCAGCAGGCGGACACCGCGCGATTCGAGGCCATGGCCGCCGAGCAGCAGAAGCGCCTCGCGGATGCCAAGGCGCAGGTGCAGGCGTTCACGGCGGAGAACGCGGCGACGATCACCAACGCGCTGGGTGACGCGGCGCTGGGGGCCGGGGCAGCGGGCATGGCGGTGGTCGAGGACTTCGCCATCGGCGTCCGGGATCCCGAGGCGAACAAGTTGCTACAGGACTCGGTGTTTGGGGCGGCGTCGGAGGCGGCGGACGCGCTGACCGCGCACTCGCCGATCATCGACGGCCCCCTCATGGGCGTTGGCAATGGGGGCGAGGGCGATCCGGCGTGGATTGCGGGGCGCACGCTGATGGAGTCGTTCGCGGAGGGCATCGACGGCGGGGCCATGATCGTGGCCGACACCGTGGCGCGCGTGCTGGACGAGTCGGTGATCGCCACCTTCGATACCTACAAGTCGAAGATGGAGGAGATCGCCAAGAAGAAGAGCCTGTTGCAGGACGTGGCCAGCATGATGGTGCGCGACTTCGGCGGGGTGATCGAGAACACGATCACGGTGGACGACAAGACCGAGGACGTGAAGAGCACCATGAAGGCCATGCTGAACATCCCGGGATTGGCCGGGGTGACCATGGCGATCATCAACGAGAGCGCGAAGCAGCGGCAGATCCTGGACAAGATCCGAGGGTTCACGCAGGTGATCGCGGAGAGCGACCTCGTGGCCAAGGGCAAGGCGCCGACCGCCACCTACACGCTAGGGAGTTAAGCGATGCCAGCACCGACCCCGACCATCCCGAAGCGAGTCCTCACGGCGACCTCGGGATCGCCCATGCGGTTCATGGCCGAGGAGGTCATCTGGGACCTGGAGAGCGGGGCGCCCGTGCGCTTCCGCCGCCCGTTTGAGATGCCCAACTGGGAGGGCGTGACCGACAACGAGGTGGAGTACGTGGTGGACGAAGCCTGGATGCGCATCGACATCCTGGCCAAGCGGTTCTACGGCAACGAGGAGATGGGCTGGGTCATCGCGGCGCGCAACAACATGGACCTGCCGGACGTGGAGCTGTATCCGGGGCGGCGGCTGAAGGTTCCGACGCGGGCCTGGGTGGAGCGCGTGTTGCTGCGGCAGGGGAGGTAGCGGATGTTCACCGACCCGGTGGCACAGGTGATCTTCTCGAACCCGGAGACCGGCAAGGTCTGGTACTTCAACGCGCCGGACTACCCCTTCGTGACGGGAGTGACCATGGCCTTCGAGTTCGCGCGCAAGGCGTCCCTCCAGATCACGTTCGACGTTCCCTACGACAAGGCCATTGAGACGCTGCTGATCAAGGACTCGCCGTTCACGATGGGCACCCAGGTCAAGGCGCGGATTGGCTACGCGAACCAGCCGGACTGGTGGACGGAGTGGTTCGAGGGGTTCCTGGCTGCCGGAGGCGATGGGCTCACCATCGACCCGAACGGGCTGACCGGGACGGTCACGGTGCAGGTGGTGTCGGACGGGGGCGGCTACACGGTGTCGCAGGAGACCGTGAAGGTCACGGACCCCTACAACATGTTCGTGCAGTGCGCGAAGGCGCTCGGGGTCGAGTTCAGCCCGTCCATTGGGTCCATCACGATCCTGAAGCAGTTCCTGGCGGCGTCGGGGACAGGGTCCACCGAGGCGGCGTGGAAGCCGGAGGCATTTGCCGGGATGACGGCCTGGGAGGCGGCGAATAAGATCTGCACGATGCTGAACCTGCGGACGTGGATCGGACCGAATCCGTCTACGCCCGGGGGCGGCGTGCGCATCCTGTACCTGGGCACCGAGGAGGAGCTGAGCAAGGGCATCCTGAGCCAGCTAAAACCGGCGGGCGAGGCGGGCGGGATCGGGGTGCGACCGACGTTCCGCATGCGCGGGGTGGTGGACCTGAACACCTCGACCTTCCCATGCCTGTCTTGGGCGCCGGAGGGGTCGGGTTTTGCGTCGTGGCTCGCGACCCATACGGGGCAGGCGGGCAAGGGCGTGGAGAAGGTCTTCGTCAACAGCAAGACGGGGCTGATCGAGTCCGTGGTGGCGAAGGCGGCGGATCGCAAGGTGGCGACGGTGGGGGTTGTGGCGACGCCTGGTCCCGAGGATCTCAAATCGACGGACGCGGCGGGCAAGGACGTCATTGGGGACGCGAAGAAGGCGGATGGGAAAGAGGCGGTGGTGACGAGCGGGCCGGTGCCGGAGGGGACGGCGGGGACCGCGCGAGCGCAACTGGCGGCGGAGGCCGAGCGGGACGCTGGGAGCCCGTCGCAGGTGGGGGTCATCACGTCGCTGGGCCTGCCCTGGGTCATCCCGTCGGAGCTGGTGAACTTGGGCGGGTGCGGGGAGATCTACGATGGGCCGTACTTGGTGGACAAGGCGACCCATACGTGGGGACCGGCGAAGTACGAGATGACGCTGACGTGTCGTCGCCAGGGGGACGGAACGGGGCTCAAGGCTGGCGAGAAGATCCAAACGCCCGTGGGCGCGATGCCGGAGAAGTAGATGTTCGGAAACCGTGGCGACGCTTTGCGGCTGGCGACCGACCCGATTGGGTGGTTACGGGACACCCTGGCGCGGATCGGCCTGGAGGGCTTTGCGCGGCGATTCTACGGCCTGTACCCCGGGGTGGTGGTGAGCAACGCCGACCCCGAGAATCGCGGCAGGATTCAGGCGCTGTGCCCTGCGGTGGGATTGAATACGGCGGACCAGATCGGGCCGAGTTGGTGGGCGCTGCCCTGCATGCCGGGCCTGAGCGTCGACCCCGAGACGAAGCAGGCGAGCGGGGTGTTTCACCCGCCGGATGTGAATGGCCAGGTGTGGCTGATGTTCCAGCATGGCGACCCCGAGTTCCCGGTCTACATGGGGGGCTACATGGCGGCGGACAAGGTCAGCGACACGTTCGATGCGGAGAACGCGCTGCGCAAGGGCATCCGCACGCGCACGGGACACTACCTGCGCATGTCCGACGATCCCGAGGATCTGCACCTGATCCTGGGCAAGGGGGACGGCGCTGGGGCACCGACCCCGGCCTTCCTCACCATCGACAAGGACGGGTCGGTCCTGCTGACGAACGAGCTGGGCAGCATGCTGTACATGAACGTGACCACGCCGGAAACCAGCCTCATGACGGCCAACGACAAGGGCGAGGTCACGGCGATGCTGATGCTGGGGGACGACAAGATCACGCTGGCCACCAAGAGCGGCGGGGCCATCGGCATCGACGGCAAGAACGTGACGGTCACGGGGGACAACGTGATCGCGGACGCGAGCAAGCAGTTCGTGGCCAACGCGGGGACGGTGATGCTGGGCAAGGGGGCGAGCGAACCGGCCGTGCGCGGCATGAAGCTCATGGCGTGGGCCATCGCGCACCAGCACGTGAGCGCGGCGCCCGGATCGCCCACGGGGCCTGGCCCGCTGCCGCCCCCGATGCTGTACAAGGAGTTGAGTGAGGTCGTTTTTATCAAATGAAAGCGCATAGTTAGGATGAGCAAGGATGTCAAAATGCAAGATCCCGACTCCGCCGACGCTGGCGCTGGCCATTCCGATCCCGAGTCCGCCCTTTGCGATCCCGGCGATCCCAACGCTGCCCGCGCTGCCGTCGATCCCGGCGATTCCGGGACTGCCGACGCCGCCGACGCCGCCGACGATCTCGCTGGCCATCCCGATCCCGAGCCCGCCGTTTGCGTTGCCCGCGATCCCGACGCTGCCTGCGATCCCGAGCCCGCCACCGATCCCGAGCCCGCCGACGCCGCCGACGTTGGCGCTGGCCGTGCCCGTTCCAGGTTTACCGTTTGCGCTGCCTGCGCTGCCCGCGCTGCCCGCGATTCCGGCTTTGCCCGGATGTCCCCTGGACTGATACGCGAACCTGGGTTCGCCTCGAATGAATGTGATAGGATGCGACCATGCCGAATGTGAACCAACTGCCGCCGCTGCTCGACGCGGACATCGTGCGCACGTTGGCGTTCCCGTTCCAACTGGGGCAGGCCGGGTTCCCGGCGATGGCCAATGCGGAGCGCGCCGTCTACCAGTCGATCATGGCGCTCCTGCTGACCGGATCGAACGAGCGCCTGATGCACACCGATCTGGGCGTCAACCTGCACCGGCTGGTGTTCGACAACCTCACCCCGCTCCTCCAGGCGCGCATCGCCACCGAGGTGACTCGCGCCATCGAGACGTGGGAGCCCCGGGCCGAGGTGATCGGGGTGCAGTCGCGCATTAGCGACAAGTCGGACGGCGTGACGACGGCGATCATCGTGGACGTGCTGTACCGCGTGGCGGGACAGCCGCAGAGCCAGCAGGTGCAGGTGCCGCTGGTTGGGAGCACCAATGGCTGACGATACCTATGCCCCGCTAGTCGCGGATCGCGCCCCGTTGAACGCGGTGAAGTGGGCGGCGCGGGACTACCCGAGCCTGTTCGACGACCTCTTGCGGCGGCTGAAGCTGCTGTACCAGGAGGTCTACAACGACTACGCGACGACGACCCAGGGCATCATGCTGATCGAGATGATGGCCTACGCGACCGCGCAGATCCAATGGTACATGGACCGCATCGCGAGCGATTGCTTCCTGGAGACGGCGCGTACGCACACGGCGGTGGGCCGGATCGTCAGCCAGCTCGGCTACAAGCTGCGCCCGGCGAGCGCGGCGTCGACGGAGCTGGTCCTGACGTTCACGGACGGCACGACCGGGCCATTCGTGATGCCCGCTCGGTGGCGTTTCCAGGGGCCAAACGGCCTGGTGTACGAGTCCTACGCGCAACTGTCCGAGCCCGCCGCATTGGCGCCCGGGGCGACGCGCGATCTCATGGTGCGACAGGGCGACTCGCGCATCCTGACGTTCACGGGCAACGGCCAGGCGAACCAGGTCTACAGCCTGTCGGGCATCCCGGACGGGCGCTACCTGGCGGACCTCAGCGTGGAGTGCTGGGTTGACGGCATGGAGTGGGAGGAGCGGCCGTTCCTGACGTACCAGGCGGACGAGCAGTTCGAGGTCTCCTACCTGGAGACGCCGCCCAAGGTGCGCTTCGGGGACGGCATCGCCGGGGCGATCCCGCCGGTTGGGGCCGAGGTGAAATTCCGATTCGTCATCATCGACGGCGTGAAGGGGAACGAGCCGAAGGCGCATACCATCAACGCGAGCATCGACACGCTGGTGGTGGGGGGCGTGCTGGTCAAGATGACGGTGGACAACGCGGTGGCCCCGAGCGGGGGATCGAACCCGGAGACGGTGGAGCACGCCAAGAAGCTGGCCCCGCTGTCGTTCGCGGCGCGCGGTGCGGCCATTACCGAACCGGACTACAACGCGCTGTCCAACAGCTTCGTGGACCCGCTGTACGGGGCGGTGGCCAAGGCGTACGCCTTCAACCCGCGCGGCACGTACTCGGACATCGAATTCGACCAGATGTTCGTCCAGGTCTCCGGCGACCTCATCGTGTACGTGGGGGTGGCCTCGACGATGGAGGCGAACATCGCGGCGGCGGTGACGGCCATGGGGCCGCTCTTGGCGGATCTGGATGCGGCCATCGTGCAGTTGGAGGCCAAGCGGGTCGAGCAGGAGGGGCAGGTCGGGACGGCGAAGTCCCTGCTGGCGGGGGCGCAGGCGAGCTGCTCTACGGCGGAGACCGCGCTGGACACCATCAAGACCACGGCGACGGACCAGAAGCAGGCGCTGGAAGACCTGATTGTCTACGTGCTGGCCAACCTGGGCGCGGGCGCGACCCGCGACCACATCGAGGCGGAACTCAACTCGGCCGTGTCGCAGGCGCAGGCCATGGTGGTGAAGGCGACGCAGGGCACCTCGGACGTCCAGACGGCCAACAACGCCATTGGAAACGCGATCTCGAACGCCCTCAATCCCCTGTTGGACGGCATCACGAACCCCGCGCCGGTCTTGCCGGACACGTCTCTGCCGCAGATCGAGGCGGACATGCAGGCGGCGCACGACAGCCTCGCGGCAATCTTGCCCGTCCTGACGGCGGAGACTGACGCGCTGGTCGGAACGGCCCAGGCGCTCAAGGACGACATCGACCCGGTGCTGAACGCCATGCAGGTGCGGATCGGGGAGCTGTTTTCGGACGACTGCCTGAGCAACTACGTGCAGGTGCCGATCCTGGCGCGGGATGCGGACGGGAACTTCATCGCGCCCTCGGTCGGACTCATCAACGGCTTGCAGACGTACCTGGACGGAATCAAGGAAGTCACGCAGCAGGTGGAGGTCATCGACGGGTCGCCCGTGCTGGTCCCGGCGCAGATCAAGATCCAGGCGGTCATTGGTCCGGCCTACATCTACGCGGAGGAGATCGCCAAGGTGCGCGCGGCGGTGATCGAGCTGCTCAAGGACCGCGACTTCAACACGCCGCTGTACCTGTCCCAGCTCTACGATACCGCGAAGAAGGCGTCGGTGGGCTTCGTACACGTCAACATCACCATCGAGGGGCCGGTGGAGTTCCTGGATGCGGGCGGCAATCTGGTGCCGCCGGAGAACCGGATCATCACGCTGGCGGTGGGCGGTCTGACCATCGAGCAGATCTACTAGGAGCGCCATGACGACGACGAACACGCTGCATACGCCGCGCTTCCTGCTGCCGGTCCCGACGTGGAACGCGGACTGGCAGAAGTGGCAGCAGGTCTTTGAAACCTTCGCCCGGGGCGTGGATTCCACGCTGTTCTCGCTGTTGGAGCACGCCACGCTGATCCCGCGCGTGCTGCCGACCGTCTCGATCACGGGCGACGTCTTCTCGCAAAGCGGCCCGGCGCAGTTCGTCTCGCGCACCCTCCAGGTGGAGGTCGCGGTGGGGCCGAACCCGCTGACGCTGGTGCCGCGTGCGCTGGTGTGCGCGCACCTCCAGTCTGGGGCGGTCGGTCCGCAGAGCATCGAGTGGGAGCTGCGGATCACCAACACGGAGGTGGACGCTGACCTGGTCGTGCTCGGTGTGGTGGGCGACGACTACAGCATCACCTGGTACAACGGCGCGCGGCTCGTGCCGGGGACGCCGATAACCCTGTTCGCGTTCCCGGGGACGGGTGGCGGGGGTGGCCTGAGCCCGGCGCCGTTCGACTGGGTGTTCGTGCCCACGCTGCTGACGGCGGCCCAGAACGGCCAGTATTTCTTCTGCGTGGGGACGCCATTCGGCAACGGGGACATCACGTTGCCCGCGAGCCCCACGGCAGGCATGCAGTTCACGTTTGTCGTGGTCGGCGGCGGGATCACGATTAACGGTGGAGGGACGAATCCGATCCTGGGGCCGGGGGTATTGTCGGGCGGCGTCTTGGGCCTCTCCATGTCCTCCAACAGCGTCGTCACGTTGACGTGCAAGGACATGGCTCCGCTCATGCCTGGGGTCATGGGATGGATCGCGACATCGGGCATCGGCCAGATCGCGGACGTGTCCGATCCGACCAACACGTTCAACTTCAATTTCAATGCGCCGGTGAGCTTTCCCCTGAACGCAGACGGGGAGTTGCTCGGGGTGGACGGGACCGGGATCGTGCGCCTCGGCAAGGACGTCTACGGCGTGCGCCGGGCGGCGAACATGCAGTTGCCGGGCGGGGCCGCGCAGGACATCGGGCCGGGCTACATCTGGTATCTGATCGAGAGCGGGCGCAATGACGCGACGGGCACCAGTCCGGTGGTGTGCACGCTGGACGGGTTCGCGTTCGTGAACGACGACGGCTGGGAGTGCGAGTTCCAGGTGGGGATCGATGCGGCGCTGGACATCGTGCCCATGACGGTGAAGACCCCGCCGTTGGTGTACGACATCTGCATCGAGGGGTCGCGCTATGTGAACAGCATCACCTGCGCGGACGTGGGCGGATACGTGCGATTGCGGTGGGCGCCGTGGGGACTCGGGCGCGGGCACTTCATCGTGACGGGCGGGCGCGGCACGTGGACAGACGATCTCGGCGGCATCCATCAGCTTACGGGCGGCGGGGGCGGTGCAGGATCGCTCCAGGACGCCTATGACGGTGGGTCGAGCATCGCCATTCCCATCGGCGGCGATCCGGTCACGATCAACAACGGCCAGGCGGGAGCGCCAGCCCTCTTGCTGGAGGGCACGGGACCGCAGCGGGTGAAGGCCGAGGGCGAACTGGAGCTGGCCGACGGGAGCTATGCGGGGGTCGAGGGGCCGCCAGATGCGGTGCCATTATCGAGTGTGGGAGCGAGGGACTTTATCTTCCCGTGCTCGTCGTTGATCGACGGTATCAACCAGGCGTACTTGAGCGCGGGCGCGGTGGCGTGGAGCGGCCAGACGAGCAACGATACGCCCACGGAGATCTTCGTCGGGGGCGTGCCCTCGGATCGGTACGTCATGCCGGAGGGATCCACGACGGCGTTCCAGCTCACGGCGATGGCGCGCGACAACGTGGGGAATCGGTCCAAGGTGTGGACCATCACGGCAGTCGTGCAGGTGTCGATTGGCGGGACGCCCAGTTGGGTGTCGGTGGCCTCGCCCGCATACGCGGTGGTGGACCAGTCGGATTCCAGCGGCGGGACCGACGACTGGGACATCGCGGTGGCCCTCAACACGCCCGACCGCACCTTCCGGGTGACGGTGACGGGGCAGACGAGCACGACGATCCAGTGGGCGGTGTTCCGCCGATGAGGACAGCATGATCACGTTGGACAAGGAGTGGCTGTGCCACACGAGCATCTCTCCCGAGCAGGGTGATGCGTCGACGTTTGCGCGGATCCAGACGTTGCAGCTCAAGCAGGTGCTCGTGGCGACGGGGTGGAGCGTGTTCCGGTCCTGCGATGGCGTATCGGTATCGGCCAGTGACCTGTGGACGGACCAGTCCAAGGTGGTGTGGGGGACGGGCGCGCATGCGTGGATCGTGCTGACGAATAGTGATTTCATGCCGGGATTCGCGTTCTGCATCGACTGCAACTATGCGTATTGGAACTACGTGCGGTTTGAGGCGTGCGCAGCGGGGTACAACGCGGACGGATCGACGACGGTGAGGCCGACGGCACTGGGTACGGCGATGCTGTGGAACCAGAGTTTTTTTGGGTCGATCAACTTGCCGTCTAACGTGTTCAAGGTGCTCTACACGACGGATAAGCAGAACTATCGCGTGATCGTGACCAATGGAGGGGAAATCGGAGACAGCGCGCAGTCGGGGTACATCGGACAGGCGTTTCTCTTTGAGAAGCCGAAACAGGCGGCGAGTTGGTGGCCCACACCGTTTGTTGTCGGTCGGTTTGAAACTGTCTCTGACGGTTTGACCTATGCGAATCTCACGACGAGTGGTGTAGGGACGATGAAGACCGTGATCGGCAGTACCGCAGTGAACATCCTATTGGGAACGATAGGGGTCGCAGGTTGGCCGACGCGGAGTGGGCTGTATTCATTTGGGTATGCCTATGACGGCAAGTTGTCGATGCCGCCGATGTACTTCCTGTCGGACAACGCGGCCTATCCGGGGGTGCTGGGCATCATGTACGACGCCTACCCGATCAGCCCGTATCATCCCCCGGGGATGCGTTACAAGACGACGACAAATGCGCGGGGACTCATGAAGGCCGGAGCGTTGGCGCTGGGATGCCCGTATGGGCCGATGGTGGTGTAATGGCGCAGATCACGTTGGTAAAGACATGGCAGCGGTGGCGGGGCGAGACGGTCTATGTCGCTTCGTACCAGTTCGCTTTGGCCATGATCAAGATGAAGGATCTCATGGTGGCGTCGGGTCATTGGACGGTGACGCAGTCGAGCAACGGGGTCACAGCGGGGGCGGCGGATTATTGGACCGCGTACACGAGTATCGTGGCGGCGGCGGATGGTGTGGCGCATTCGTGGATCGTGTTGCGCAATACGGAGATGTTTCCGGGTAACAATTTCGAGGTATGCATCAACTTCAACGCGGCGTTGACACAGGCATCGGTGTATTGCACGCATCAGGGGTTCAACGCCGATGGCACGGTGACGACGCGCCCCACGGCAGTGGGGAGTGAGGTGATCGTTGCAGACAAGCAGGTGTACTCGTCCAGTCCCGCCAACACCTGGAAAGTGCTCGTACTCACGTCGACCGACGGGCAGTGTACGCGGGTGATCTTCACGAACACGACCAGTACGGGTGGGTGCTGTGGCGTCTGGCACTTCGAGAAGATCAAGAATGCTCCTGCGTGGTTTACTTATCCATACGTGGCCATCGCCGATCCGCGCTCGGGGGCGGGTGACTATGCGTTTCGGACGACGGCGAACAACTTTCCGCAGTACGTTAACTTCTGCCATTCCACGGGCGGGATTGCTCGCTGCTACCACACGACAACGATCAAGGTGACGTTCGGTTGTATTGGGGCGACCTCCGCCTTCGGGCTCAACCCCATCGGGCGCATCTGTCGCGCGGACACGGGGGCGTGCCCGATCTATCCGGTGTACGTGGTGTCACAGAATACGAGCGTTCCAGGGTTCCTCGGCGAGTTGTACGACCTGTACTGGTTGCCCAGCAACTTCGGGGATAACGCTATCGACATCCTGAATATCGGCACCATGGGGTGTTGCCCGCTCATCTACCTGCCCACGGTCGATAGCGAGATCGGCATGTTCAACTGGGGCGCGTGGGCCTACGGCGATACGGGCGAGGGAGGGCTGTTCTAAATGGAGATGGTCAACATCCTGGCCTGGAGCAAGACGCGCATCACGGCGACGGGAGCAGACAACAATACCGCCAATCGGGCGTTGCTGGTGGCCATCAAGAACCACCTGCTGACGCGCGGATGGAGCGTGGTGCGGTCGAGCAACGGCACGACGCATGGCGCGGCGGACTACTGGTCCAGCAGTAGCGACATCGTGAACGCGGTGCCCGGCAGTCCGCACTCGTGGATCGTGCTGGCGAACAGCGCGATTTGTTCGGGGTATCAGCTCTGCATCGACTGCGGGAGCACGACTGTGCGGCAGGCGTACTTCTACGTGTCCGTTGACGGGACGGGCTTTACCGGAGGCGGAACCACGGCACGGCCCACGGCGGCCGACGAGGCGCAGCTCAACGTCAACACGAATTACTGGACGAGCTACTCCAGTGGCACTGCGCCATCGGCGAACATCTGGACGAGCAGCGACTACAGCGCGACCAAGATCGTGCTGGGACCGACCACGGTGCGCGGGGTGTGGTGGTTCGTGCGGCCGAGCGATGCCAAGGACTGGTGGCTCAAGCCGAACTTGTCGATGGTGAACTACGGGACGTGCGTGCATGGCGATCATGACGCCGATACGGAGTTCTGGTCGACGGGGATCGTGAACGGGCAGCGGGCGACGTTCGGGCTAGGGACGATCATGATCGGAGCCACGCGAGCACTCACGACGGCAGGTGTGGCGGGGGCCTCGGGCGACTACGGGGGCAACTGGCCGGTGTCGCCGATGTGGCTGGTGAGCAACCAGGCGACGACGCCGGGCCTGCTGGGCTTTGTGCCGGACCAGTGGTGGACGCACAACAACGCCACGCTGGTGACGGGCGACACCTTCCCCGGCGATGGCAGCAAGGGGCAGGTGGTAGTGGGCAACATGGCCTTCGGGAACGACGGCACGGATCTGACGTTGTGAGGTGCGGCGATGGCGACGCGGACGAGCTACATGGTGGCGGGGATGGACGAGTTGCCGGTGGATGACGTGGTGATCTCGGCGGAACCCTACGATCCGGTGCAGCCGCAGATCGTGACGGAGACGGTGGCGCTGTCGGCGGGTGGATACGGCGGCGTGCTGAAAGTGGAGGTGGGAGTGCCATCCTGATGGTGCATCTGGCGCATCGATCCGGTACGCTTGGCGGAGTAGGAGAACAGCATGGCGAATAGCAATGTGACCGGACGATTCCAGTGGCCGATCCCGCCATGGAACGCCGACTGGCAGAAGTGGCAGCAGATGTTCGGGTCGTTCGCGCACGGCGTGGACGCCTGCGTCTTCGGCATCCTGGAGCACATCACGCTGCTGGCCCGGTCGCTGCCCAGTGCGACGATCATCGACCCCGGCACGAAGGTCTTCTCGCAGAACGCGGCGGCGGTGTTCGTGTCGCGGACTTTGCACACTCAGATCAGCGTTGGTCCGACCGATCTGACGCTCATCCCTGGCGCCATCGTGGGGGCCAGTCTCCAGCCGGGTGCGGTGGGACCGCAGCAGGTGGACTGGCAGTTGTATGACGGCTCCACGCCCATCGATCCGTCGATTGTGGCCTTCGGCGTGGTCGGGGACGACTACGCGATCCGCTGGTACAACGGGGCGCGGCTGCCGCTGGGCACAGCCATGGTGCTGTTCGACTTCCCCGGCGGGAGCGGACCCGGGGGCGGGCTCGACCCTGCTCCTTTCCTGACATTGGTCAGCGACACGGTGCTGGCCGAGGCCCAGAACGGCCAATACTTCGAGACGTACAATCCGGGCGGGACCGTGACGGTGACGCTTCCGACCGATCCGACGGACGGTATGCAGTACACGGTGGTGGCGGGGCCGAACACGACCACCATCGTAGCGGCAGGCGGGTCTAACGGCCTGCTGTGGCCGCAGTCGACGGTGGGGGCACCCCTGGTGCCGGACCTGCGGGCACTGACGGCTGGACCGGCCCCGGTGCGCCTCACGGTGACGGCGAAGGACTTGACGGCGCTGGGCATCGCGGAGATCGCGTGGATCGTGACCTCGGCGACGGGGTTGTGGTCCGACGCGGTGAGCGGCAAGGCGTTCGACTTCAGCTTCCCGGTGACGGTGGGCAGCGGCCTGCTGATGGACGACGCGCTGGTGGGCGCGAAGACGGTGGGTGGCGCGCTGACGTTGGTCCGCGATCCGGCGGCGGTGACACCGTTCCGGTTGCAGTGCGAGGGCGACACGTACCTGAGCAGCGTGGACATGACGGTGACGCGAACCCAGGTTCGCGCCCTGCTGGAGAGTTACCACGGGTCGACCTCGGTGGCCCCCGTGACGTTCACGGTGGATTCCACGGGGTTCGCGGCGGTGGCGGACGACGGGTGGATCGCCACGTTCAAGGTGGGCGCGAACACAAGTGGAGCCCCGGTGCCGATCCTGGTCCAGAACGAGGGGGCGGTGGCCCAGATCGCGGTGGGGGCCGCGCGGTTCGTCCACAGCATCACGTGCGCGCAGTTGGGCGCGACGGTGCACCTGCGCTACACGGGCAACCCGCTGAGTTCGCGGGGCAAGTTCCAGGTCATCGCGGGGTCGGGCACGTGGACGGACAACCTGGGGGGCACGCACGTCTTCGACGCCATTAGCGCCCTGAGCGGGGTGATCAACCCGAACGGGGTCGTGACGGGGATCCTGGGGCAATCCTACTACCAGACCGGGGTGGGTGTATTTTGGATCAATATAGACGGTAGCACTGGATGGATCGTACAGTAGCGTAAAGTTTTAACTGTCCTGGCATGTCGCCAGGCAACAAAGGAGTGCGCACATGGCAGGATTCACCAGTCCGTATCGGTATCACAACTTCATCGGCGATCATGTGGACGCAGCCGCTGCAACCACGTTCTTCCAGTCCACCCTGGGCTGGGGAACCCTGGGCGCGAGCCTGGGCCTGGGCGTCACCTACTGGGACACCACCGATGACCTGCTCAAGGTCTGGGACGGCACGGCATGGGTAGCGCTGGAGGCGGCCACTCCGACCCTGAGCGAGGTGCTCACCGCCGGTGCCGATGCCGGGGCGATCACCATCACGAACCTGGGTGCGCCGACGCTCCCCGACGACGCCGCGACCAAGCAGTACGTGGACAGCGTGGCGGCGGGCCTCATGTGGAAGCCGCCCGTTCTCGTGCTCAACATGGTTGATGACTCCGACATGAGCGGTGCCGACCCCACGGGCATGGTGGCAGGAGACTGCTACGTCGTGAACAACTGGCTCACAGAAACTGGCGACGGCGACATCGTCGAGTGGAGTGGGTCGGCATGGGTCGTGATCCAGACTGCGACGGCCGGTGAGCCAGCGGATGGTACACGCGTCGTCGTGAAGGCTTCTGGCGCGGCAGGTTCGTTCGCAGGCCAGGCCAACAAGGTTGCGACCTACGACGCCACGGCCAACACCTGGAGCTTCGAGGCACCCGCCGATGGATGGGCGGCCTTCGTCAACGGCAACGGCGGCATCTGGTCCGACACCGGCTGGACCTACAACGGCACCGCCTGGGTCCAGTTCACGGGCACAGGGCTCATCACCGCTGGCGCCGGTCTCACCAAGTCGGGCAACACCCTGGCCGTTGGCAAGGGCGACGGCATCACGATCAATTCGGACTCCATCGAGATCGACCTGTACGGCACCAACCCCGGCTTGACCCTGATCGGCACCTCGCCGAACAAGGAACTGAGCGTCCTCACGGATGGCACGCACGGTATCGTCACCGGCGCGTCCGGCGTCGAGCTGGAGGTGGCGGCGACGGCGGCCAAGGGCGGTCTGGTCGTCGACAGCGATGGCGTGCGCTCGATGCAGTTTAACGCGGGCAACCCCAACACCGTCGTGACCGGCGTGCTGGGCGAGTTCTGCCTGGATACCACGAGCAAGGTGCTCTACGTCTGCACGACGGCGGGCAACTCGAACTGGAACGTGGTCTGAGGAAACTGGTGCGTGGTGGGGTCGGGCAGTGTTTTCCTTCTCTCCTCCTCGGGCTGCCCGGCCCCACTTTTTTAGGCGAGAGGTGAGGCAATGGGATTGACGCTGCCGTACGGTCAGAACCACTACATGGGCGAGTACGCCACGGAGGGCGCGGCGCTCACGTGGATACAGGGGAACAAGTGGGATAGCGTCGGGGATGGTAGTGGCAACCCACAGGCGGGTATGGCCTTCTTCGACACGGCGGCGGCGAAGATCAAGGTGCACGACGGCAGCGCATGGGTAGCCCTGGGGTCGGCGACTCCAGGAGGGTCATCTGGGCAGGTACAGTACAACAACAGCTCGGCCTTTGGCGGTGCTTCGCAGTTGTACTGGGACAGTGGCAATGCGGGGTTGGCCTATGGCAAGGCGACGGTAGACGGATCTCGAATCGATGTGGTGACGGTCGAGGGGACGTATCCGTACCAGGCGACGATGCACGGAAGCAATCAGACATATGGTTGTTTCATTTCGCTACGCAAGGCGCGTGGATCGCAGGGATCTGAGACGACCGTTGCAGATGGAGATCCCATCGGTGGGATTTCGTTCCGAGGGTATGGGTCTGCGTATACGACTGTGGCTGCGCTCAAGGCGACGGTCAGTGGGACGGTTTCCGGGAATAATATCCCGACAAAGTTAGAGTTTCAGACGCACAATGGGACTGTATTTGATACGAGGATGATGGTCACGAGTGTTGGTAATGTATTTATAGGAACAACAAGTGGATTGAGTGTTTCGGGGACAACAAGCACGTATCCTTTAGTGGTATACGGTTCGGATTCCAGTCCTCAACTCAATGGAATTGCAAATGAATGCAGTGCAGTCACAGCAAGATTCAATAGTTTTAGACACAATGGAACATTGTCAGTAAAAACAGCCGTGGCAAGCAATGATGTGCTTGGCACTATGAATTTTTATGGTTGGGATGGAGGAGTATCTACTCCTACTTATGTAAACGGAGGAAATATACAAGGTGTAGTTGATGGTACTGTTTCAGAAGATATTGTTCCTTTGAGAATTATATTTCAGACAAGAAATACGGCTGGAACTTTCGCTGAGAGAATGCGGTTAACAAGTTCCGGTTTACTAGGTATTGCCAACGTGTCTCCCAGTGCGTTGCTCACTCTGGGAACAGCAGGGACGATCGCCGGTACGATCTCTCTGGCTGGTGGCACGAGCGGGGTGGTGACGGTCCAGACGGCGGCGGCGGCGGGTACGTGGAGTCTCACGTTGCCGACGACAGGCGGCACGAACGGATATTTCCTCCAGACGAACGGGAGCGGAGTGACCACTTGGGCAGCGGCTTCTGCTACGGCGGCTGGTTCAACTGGATATATCCAGTTTAATACGAGTAATGCCTTTGATGCCGAGGCTGCGTTGTTCTGGGACAAGGCGAATGATCGATTGGGCATCGGTTGTACAGATCCTGTAAATTCGGTTGAGATCAGCAAGGATACCGCGAACGCATCAATTTTTATCAGTGCGTTTAGCAATTCAACCAACTACGGGACATTTTATGTCCAGCGTGGTCGTGGAACCCGTGCGTCAAAGTTGGCAGTCCAGTCTGGCGACCGGCTGGGACAGTTTGGATTTGCTGGGTACTATGACACGACGAATAACTATGGTTGTTCATTCATCACGTCATATGCCACCGAGAACTGGGCGTCTGGAGCGCGGGGATCGGACATCCGTTTTGAGTTGACCGCAGCGACTACGACGACGCCGGTCGAGCGCATGCGGATCACGAGTGCGGGAAACCTCTTCATCGGGACGACGGCGGCGTATTCCGTTGACGGAGTCACCTCCAATTACACCCTTCAGGTTTCTGCGACGGAAAGCGCCCCGAACTATGTGGGCATCGCGCACGAGGCCGCTGGCTTCAATGCGCGATACCATGGCCTGCGCTGCAAGGGGACGCTGGCCAGCAAGACGGCCGTCGTGGCGGAAGACGTTTTGGTCACGTTCAATGGGCTGGGCTGGGATGGAGGCACGACGCCGACCTACGTGATGGCCGCAGGGATGACCATCATCGTGGATGGCACGGTGGCCGAGGATTCGGTCCCAGCACGACTGTCGTTTTGGACGCGAGCGGTGGGGGATACTAGTGGCACCACTGAACGGATGCGGATCACGAACGCGGGCAATGTCTTCGTCGGGACGACAGCCGGAGTCAGCGTCAGCGGGACGACACAGACACACAATTTGATTGTGTACGGCACGGATTCCAGCCCGCAATTCAATGGGATCATCAGTGAAGGCGGGGCTTGTCCGGGGCGGTTCAACGGTCATCGGCACAACGGGACATATGGGACTAAGACGGCAGTGGCCACGACCCAGAACCTGTTGGGCATCAATGCGTTCGGCTGGGATGGCGGGACAACCCCGACCTATGTACAAGCAGCGGCTATCACCTTTACGGTGGATGGCGCGGTGGCCGAGGATTCGGTGCCTGGTTCGATCATATTCTACACTCGCGAGGTGGGGAATACGGTTTCGCCTTACCAGCGCATGGTGATCACGAACATTGGCCGGGTTGGCATTGCCAACAATGCCCCCACCGCCTTGTTGACCATTGGCACGAACAGTACCATTGGAGGTGCGATTGATTTATTAGGAGCCACTTCTGGAACCTGTGCGATCCGAGTCGCGGCGGCGGCGGGCACGACCACGTTCCAGCTCCCATCGACCAATGGGACCAGCGGCTATTTCCTCCAGACGAACGGGTCGGGCGTGACGACGTGGGCAGCGGTGACGGCATCGGCGGCGGGGAGTACCGGGTATGTGCAGTACAACAACGGTGGGGCCTTGGCGGCAGAAAGCGGCTTCGCTTGGGACACCACACTCAAGCAGGTATTGATCGCCAATAACGATATTAATACCGGCGTGAGGATCACGACGGCATCGACGACGGACAAGTTCCCCGTTGTCAATTTCATTCGATATAGAAACTCCATTGCCTCGCCAACCGCTGTGCAAAATGAGGACACGCTTGGGGTGTTACAGTTTAATGGTCGAGGGACGACGAATATCTTCACTGGAGCACAAATTGTCTCCTATGCAGCAGGTAATTTCTCGGACACGTCTTCTCCAGCATACGTGATTATTCGCACTGTGTCGTCTGGTTCCACGACTACTGTTGAGCGCTTGCGGATCACGAGCGATGGCAAGATTTCGACGGGAGCTGAGACCGCGCCCGATGTCGATCCAGGCGGAATTTGCATTAACCATGGAGCCAACGATGGATATCCGTTGACGTTCAAGAACAGCGACGTCAACCACCCGTTCACGGCGATCTGCGAGGCTGATACCTACCTCCGCACGAACAAAACAGATAGTACGGCTGGTGGCGCGAACATCATTGGACTAGGGACCGTTGCGATAGGTATTGGGTTGTTGCTTGGTGGAGCATGCTCGACTCCGGCCAGTGGGACGACCGAAGGATGCGTGGCGATTGTCGCGTACAAGAGCAACGGCACGACGGGGTTTGCGGCGCTGGCTGCGACCGAGAACCTGGCAGCGTTTCGTAGTTACACGACGACGCAGGTTATCATCAAGGGGTCCGGGGACATCCACACCGTGGCCGGTCTGAAGATCGGGGCCTATGGGCAGACGGCAGCGGCGGGGGCCATTCAATGGAGTGGTACGCACTTCCAGGGATACAACGGATCGGCGTGGGTGGATTTAGACGCCACTGGATCAGGAGCCAATACCGCACTGAGCAACTTGGCGTCAGTGGCGATCAATACGGCCTTATTGCCTGGAACGAGTAATTCCATTGCCCTGGGGTCCACCACATATATGTGGTCAGACTTGTTCCTTGGGTCTGGCTCAGTAATAAACTGGAATGTCGGAAACGTGACGTTGACGCATTCCGCAGGCTGGTTGACGCTCAATGGCAACCTGAACCTCGGCACGGGCAAGAGCCTGGGTTCGACTGGGGCACGGATTGACACGGCATTCTTTGACGATCTGACAGTAACGAACGCCATTGCAGGATCGATCACGGGCAATGCGGCGACGGTCACAGCCGCGAATGAGGCGAGTGATACTGCGTGCTACATTGCCTTTGTGGCGGATGCGACGGGTTCTCAGGGGCTCAAGACCAATGCGGGACTGGTGTTCAATGCGAGCACGGGGGATGTAGGCATAGGTCCGACGGCTCCAGCAGAGCGGTTGCACCTGAAGGATTCGTCCAACAATGGCGCGCTCATCGTCGGGGCACACGAGAATGGGACGCCTGTGGCGGGCACCGTGGAGTGGGATGGGACGAACTTCCGAGGGTATACGGGCAGCGTGTGGAAGAACCTGGATGCTGGCGGGGGGGCGACGGTCGATGCTGGGACGGCGGCGGGCCAGATGTTGTTCTGGACGGGCAGTGCGTGGACCTATGCGGAGACCTCCGAGTTGGCCTGGGATGACACGAATAAGCGCGTAGGGATCGGATGCACGACGCCAACGACGCTGCTGACCCTTGGAACAGCGGGGACCACGGCTGGGAAGATCACCCTGGCCGGGGCGACCTCGGGAACGTGCGTGATCCAGGTGGCGGCAGCAGCCGGAACTGGGACGATCTTCCAGCTTCCCGCGACGAACGGAACGAACGGCTACTTCCTCAAGACGGACGGCAGCGGCTTGACGAGTTGGGCCGTGGCGACGACGACCGCCCTGGACGCGGGTACGGCGGCAGGCCAGGTCGTCTTCTGGGATCACGGCAATACCAAGTGGACCTATGCGGAGACCTCGGAATGGGTCTGGGACGACACCAACAAGCGGGTGGGCATCAACGTGGCCGCGCCAAGTTCGCGGCTGGACGTGGGCGGGGACGTCGAGATCGCCAGCGATGCCTGGCACTACTACGGCGATCCGACCACGGACGGGTCGTGGCGCACGGGGCGCGTGAGCGCAGATCTGGTGGTGCAGAAGCGCGAGAGCGGCACCTGGACCACGAAGCACACGTTTGCATGACGCGAACCCAGGTTCGCCTGGCGAGGAGATGGCATGGGCATCCAGTACGATAGCGTGAACAATCAGGTGGTCTTCAGCGGGGATACCTACGTCAAGCGGTTCGGGGCCGGAGCGGTCCAGCTTGGGAACGCGACGACGGGTGTGGTGGTCTCGGACCATGCGTTGATCACGGCGATCAGCACGCCTGCGACGCCGAGCGCGGGGACCGGACGGCTCTATGCGTCCGGGGCTGGCGCGAGCGACATCCTTTGGTTGAACAGCGGCGGGGTCGCGGTCTCGCTCACGCAGTCGCAGACGTTCTCGACGCTCCAGGGAGAGCCAACGGGATTGCCGAACCGCACGGATTCGACGTTGTCGTTCAACAACACGACGCGAGAGTTCACGATTGCCCCGGCGGTGACGAGCTTCGACGTCTACTCGAAGGGCGTCAAGTACACCAAGAGCAGCGCCCAGACTGTGACGCTGACCGACGTGACGGGGCTGCACTACATCTACTTCGACGCGAGTGGCGTGCTCCAGAAGTCGACATCGGTATGGGATCTGGGCGCGGGGATCTCGCCCGTGGCGACGGTGTATTGGAACACCGATCTGGACCAGGGGCGTATCGGCGAGGAGCGGCACGGCCTGGTGATGGACTGGGCGACCCATGAGTACGTGCATGAGACGTTGGGGTCGCGCTACGTGAACGGGCTCGGCGGCAGCTTCACGAACACCACCTTCACGATCACGGACGGCGTGTATCGCGACGAAGACATCCGGCATGTTCCCGGCGAGCAGACGCAGTGTCGGGTGTTTCGGCGCGATGGGAGTGGAAACTGGACCTGGGGCAGCAAGGGCACGCTGTACTACGTGGTGCAGAATACCCATCTGACCTACGACAACGGCGGCACGCTGACCGAGACGAACAGCAACGACTACGTGGCGGTCTGGTTCTTCGTGACGAACGATCCCGAGACGCCGATCTACGTGATCATGGGGCAGCGCAAGGACGGCAACATCGCCGATGCGCGCAACAACAACACCTACGATCAGTTGGTACTGACCAATCTCCCGGCCAAGGAGTTCAAGGTGCTGTATCGCGTCATCCTGCGGGATGACGCGACCCCGTATGAGGAGGCGCAAGACCTGCGCAGTCTGGCGGTGGTGTCCTCGGGGACGTACGTCGCCACGGATCACAACAGCCTCACGAACCGCACTGTGTTGGGGTCACATCCGGCCAGTGCGATCACGGTGGATGCGGGGGCGTTTACGGGGTTCCTGGCGGGGACGAGCAGCGTACAGACCGCGCTGGCGACGTTGGACACGCATGTGCACGCCGCGCCCAGTGGCGACACCAAGGTGATCTATAACGACGGCGGGGCCTATGCCGCAGCGAACGTCTATTACACCAAGGCAAACGGCTACCTGGGCGTGGGCCAGGCATCGCCAGGCGAGCGCCTGCACCTCAAGGACGGCTCCGGGAACGGGGCCATCGTCCTGGGTGCGCACCAGAACGGGACGGCCATTGCGGGCACCGTGGAGTGGACGGGCACGTTGCTGCGCTGGTACGACGGGAGCAACTGGAAGAACGTCGGGATCGACCTGACCGATCCGCTCATCTACAAGGGGGCCATCGATTGCTCGGGGAACCCCAACTATCCGGCAGCGGATGCAGGGCACACCTATCGGATCAGCGTGGCGGGCAAGATCGGCGGGGCGAGCGGCCCGGCGGTCGAGATCAGCGACATGATGATCTGCACGGTGGACAGCTCGGCCAGCGGCGACCACGCGACGGTCGGGGCCAACTGGGACATCATCCAGGCCAACGTAGACGGCGTGGTGATCGGCCCGGCGAGCAGCACGGATCACGCGCTGGCGCGGTGGAACGGCGCGACGGGCAAGCTGCTACAGGACAGCGGATCGACCCTCGACGACAACGGCAACCTGGCACTGGTCGGCCACCTGGGCGTGGTGGGTAGCCCGCAGATGTATGCGGCGCTGAACGTCCAGGAGACGGGGAGTGGAGACGGCACGAGCTATTACGGAGCGCAGGTCTACCCGACCCTGAACGGGAGCGTGACCAGCTACCAGGCGTTGCGGGTGTTGCCGTACACGAGCGGGACGCCGACGGTGACGAGCTTCTACGGGATCAACCTGAATGCGTCGATGGGGTCGGTGACGAGCACGAACACCTATGGGGTGTACATCGGCGGCTTTACGGTGGGCACCAACAAGTGGGATCTCTACGCGGCGGACGCCACGGCGAAGAACTACTTCGCGGGCCAGGTCGGCATCGCGAATACGGCGCCATCGGCGCTGTTGACGCTGGGAACGGCGGGGACGACGGCGGGAAATCTGTCGCTAGCCGGTGGCACCACGGGCGTCGTCACGGTGCAGGTGGCGTCCGATGCGGGCACCTGGAGCATGACCTTGCCGACGTCGGCGGGGACCGACGGGTACTTCCTCAAGACCAACGGGTCGGGCGTGACGAGCTGGGCGGCGCAGTCAACGAACGCGACGACGATCACGGTGGCCAACGAGGCGAGTGACACGACGTGTTATCCCGTCTTCGTGACCGATGCGACCGGAGATCGCGCACCGAAGACGGTGGCGTCGTTCACGCTGAATGCGTCGACGGGGCAGTTGACCCTGGGGGTGTCCACGTCGCAAGCGGGCCTGTTGGCGCTGGCTGGAAGCACCTCGGGATTGGTGACGCTGACCACGGCGGCTGCGGCGGGGACGTGGACGTTGACGCTGCCGACCAGCGGCGGCACGAACAACTACGTCCTAAAGACGGACGGGTCAGGCGTGACGAGTTGGGTGGCGGCGACCACGCTGGTGACGCCAGCGGGATTGACGGGACAGGTCCAGTTCAACAGTGGGTCCAGCACGTTCGCGGCGGATGCGGCGCTCGTGTGGGACAACTCGGAGAAGCGGCTTGGCATCGGAACTGGCAGTCCGAGCACGGCGCTCCACATCCTGGACGGCAACAACGAGGGATTGCGGGTCGAGACATCCAACTGCGCCTATATCGAGGTGGGGCAGACCGGGGGCAACCGTTGGCGGTGGACCAGTTTGTACAGTGGGGCGGATCGGTTCGAGTTGACCATTGGAACGGGTGGGGCAGCGCCCACGACGTCGCTCTGGACAGTGGACACGGCGGGCAAGCTGGGCATTGGCGGGGCACCGCAGGCCACGCTGGACGTGTTGGCGACGAGCGCGTGGATCCGGGCCATGGGAGCGACGAATCCCTACATCTCGGCGCAGGACACCACCAACAACTGCGTAGTCAAGATGCAGGCGTTGGACACGGCGGCCTACCTCGGTACGCAGAGCGATCATGAGGTGCGCTTCATCGTGAACAACGCGGCGAAGGCGTACCTGACCACAACGGGGCGGTTGGGTATCAACGTCGCAGCGCCGTCCTACATCCTGCATACGTCGGTGGATGGGCGCGGGGACGTGCAGTTCGATTCGCACAGCGCCTCGGACGACGGGGTGTTCCTGTGGTTGCGGCGGAGTGGCGGAACGCAGGCGAGCCCGGCGGTGGTGCCAGCAGGGCATCGTCTGGGCAACATCAGCTTCGCGGGGTACTACAGCACCTCGCAGTCGACGTACGGGGCGGTGATCCAGTCGATTGCGATAGGGGCGTGGTCGGCGTCCAACTATGGGGCCTGCATCCAGTTCTTCACGACAGAGACGGCCACCACTAGTTTGGTCGAGAGGATGCGGATCTCCGACGCTGGCAAGGTCGGGATCGCGAGTGTATCTCCTGGGGCACTGTTGACGTTGGGTACGGCCGGGACCACAGCGGGATCGTTGAGCCTAGCGGGGGCGACGAGCGGAGTTATCACGGTCAATGTGGCAGCGGCGGCAGGTACTTGGAGTATGACGCTGCCGACGTCGGGTGGGACAGACGGGTACGTCCTGAAGACCAATGGATCGGGGGTGACAAGTTGGGTTGAGCAAAGCGCGACGGCCATCACTGTAGCAGCGGAAGCCTCAGATACGACTTGCTATCCGGTGTTTGTGACGGGGGCCACAGGAAGTCTTGGTCCTAAAACGCATACGAGCCTCGTGTTTGATGCGGCGGGTTGTCGATTGGGACTAGGGACGACCAGTCACACGGTGGTCGTCAATGGCACCACATACACGGTGCCGTTCAAGGTTTCGCATACGGCTTCAGGCAACAACGTCAACGGCTTGGCATTGGAGGGTTCTGGCGGCGGAGATGCCCTCGTCCGCCAGTATGCCTCGAATGGGACGTTGGCTTCTCCCACCATCGTGACCGATGGTTTGAGTGTTGGCGGTGTCGCCAGTTACGGTTACGACGGCACAGACTACGTGGCCTGTGGCGCAATACAGATTGCTGTGGATGGAACACCGGGTTCCAATAGCATGCCTGGACGGATCGTTTTCCTAACGACTCCAAGTGGTTCGACGACTTCCTCCGAAAGATTGAGAATCACTAGTGATGGGCAGATTACGACAGGATCTGTGGCTGCCCCGGATGTCGATACGGGTGGACTATGCTTGCATCATGGGACGGGCGACGGAGCGGTCTTATCGTTGAAAAACACAGACGTAACGCATCCCTTTACGAGTTACGTTGAGGCGAACACCTACACGCAGATGGTCAAGTTGGCCAATACTGGCGGCGGCGTTTCTATCGCCAGTTATGCCAGTGGAAGTGGCGGGGCCATTCGGCTCGATGGCTGGTGCGCTTCTGCGAATACGGGTGAGACTTCGCTGGGCACTGTCCAGCTCAACTTCCGCAAGAGCGATGGTGGTTCTGGGGCTGCGGCGTTGGCCAATACGGAGGTGGGTGTTTCGTTCCGTAACAGTGCCACGGTGAAGGCTGTGGTCATGGGGTCGGGCGATTTCATCACGCAGGCGGGGCTCAGGATTGGCTCCTATGGACAGACGGCGGCGGCGGGGGCTATCCAGTGGACGGGGTCGGCATTCCAGGGCTACAACGGGTCGAGTTGGGTGGACTTCGGTGGAAGTGGCGGAACACCAGCGGGTAGCTCGGGTCAGATCCAGTTCAACAGTGGATCGTCGACGTTCGCGGCGGATGCCAAGCTCTACTGGGACAATACCAATAAGTGGTTGGGCATTGGCGATGTGACGACGGCAAGTAGTATCCTACAGATTAGCGAGCAGGATGTTAGTTGTACATTGTCCAATATTGTGTATGCAGATACGATTGCGTTGTCACCGATATTAAAGTTTGAGCGGCATCGCGGGACCATTGCAACTCCGACTGTATGCACGCAGAATACGGTGATTGGCGCTGTTGATTTCTATGGAAGAACATCTGCCGGTACGCCAATGAAGCATGTGGGTCGTGTTGAGTGTAAGGCCAATGCGACATATGGCGGATCAGAATGGCGGACGGATCTTAATTTTTACACGTCATACAATGCTGAAGCATTGTCTTCAGGCGCTACGGCAAGTTTTACG